AGATATTATGTAAGTACTGCAACATGGGTAAGCACGACTTGGTTCCAGAAGAGTACTTTAAGCACATTGAAAGGTCATATGATTACCTTAGATTTCTGGGCTGTATAGAAGAAACGCCATAAAGTGCTAAAAGAAAAATCCAAACGACCTGCAAGTGCATCTTATTATCTAATACGCCTTATTACCCGATGCCGATAGAATTATCTAATTACATACAGCGTATAAAAAGGTTAATAGAAGGTTACTTTACAGGTAGTGTGACGATTCACTTTGCTGAGGGGGTGATCCAAAAAATTGAAACACGAGAGGTAGAGCGCAACCTGTAACTTATAAGCTACACAACCTATCAGATTAAACTGACGGTTGGTTTGGTGACGAAACGTATTTCGTTACCAGCCCAGCCGTTTTTTTTTGGAGTAAACATGGCAACTAAAACTAAGAAGGTTAAGTCTAAGAAGGTTAAGTCTAAGAAGTCTGAACGACCTGAGTGGATGCGGAAGGCTGCTAAAGCTCTTGCCAGAAAGATGAAGAAAGACAGTGAGAAGCGCAAGAACAATAGACCAAATAACAAGGGTGTTGTAAAGACTGGCGGACGCAAGCCTACCTATAAAGATAAGGATTGAGAATGAGTCAAGAGTTATCAAACAACCAGAGATCAGGCACGCCAGCTGATAATGAGAGCAAGCCGCCAGTGGTACAGCAGACAACTAAGCTGCCAAGCGGTGATAGTGTAAAGAAAGCTCCCAAGCAGCAAGGTATGCCTGCAATAGACAAGCGTGTAAAGGTAGAGCATTTGCTCCCTTTTCTACAGGAGTCTGTCCAGAACTCTGTGGACGCACGCTCAATATGGCAGGATCAGTTAGAGGATTGGTATTTACAGTATCGTGGCATTGTTGATGAGAAGGACTTCCCGTGGGAGGGGTGTTCTAATCTCCACATTCCGATTACAGGGATACTAGTAGATACGTTGGTCAGCAGGATGATCAATCCTATATTCAGTACACAGCCGTTTGTGACGGCTAAAGGGGCTTCGTCAGCTGGTGCAACTCCAGCTATACAGCCCAACGGGGGTCAACCCCCCGTTACAGTTTCGGATCACGACAAGGCTCGTGATGTAGAGAACATGTTGCATTACGTGATGAACCAGCGGATTGGTGTGTACCCTAAAGTACAAGACTGGATCAGAGAATCGTTCATCTATGGACGTGGTGTAATGAAGGTTATATGGCGTAAGGAGATTCGTAAGTACACACGCCATCTCAGTCAGTCGGATGTAATGAAAGACGTACAGGTAGCCCAGCAGGAGGTTCAGTCTGGTGCGCCTACGACAGAGACATTAGAGTTCTTGGATCAGATGGCGTTTTACGCTGACAACCATGATTGGGTTAAACACCCATTTTTGGAGATGCAGCGAGAAGAGGTTGTGTATAACAATCCAGACTGGATGTTTATACCTATTGAAGACTTCATCTACCATCCTCGTGCGTTAGACATACAAAGTTCACCTTATGTAGCCCACCGATTTAGACGTGATATAGACACCCTGCTTAAAGAACAGGACTTGGGTGTGTATACAAACGTAGATTTAATCCCAGCAGGAATAGGTAACGACAGCTCGGAGACTGTCAGCTCACATGGTGAGAAGTTATTAGACGATGTTCAGACGCTGGAAGAGGGCTACGAGAATATATCTCACGAAGCCGCAGAAACATTAGAGGACTTGGAGTTAATAGAGTGGCACGGTAAGTACGACATCGATGGTGATGGGCGTATGGAAGACATCGTAGCTACATTCGCTCCCGGTGCTAACGTCTTGCTTTCCGTGAGAGAGTCTGACTTGATGCATGGCAAAAAACCTTTCGCAGAAATAAAACCCTTCCCCGTCCCCGGCAGATTTGAAGCTCAGGGAGTCCCAGAATTAATCACAGACCTTCAGCAGGAAATAAACGATATTCATAATATGCGTATCGATAGCGGCACGATCACTAACGCTGTCATGTGGTGGTTTGACCCTAACAGTGATATTGATCCTGAGATCCATCGTCCCGGCCCCGGTATGGGATTCCCCGCTGGCCCGAATCAGTTTGGCGTAGTGCAGACAGGTGATGTCAAACACTCAAGCTTTAAGGAGGAAGAACTTGTTCGTAGACTTATTCAAGACCGTATTGGTGTTTCTGATTTTGCGATTGGTAACGATAGCACAGCTGTTGCCAATAAGACTGCGACTGGTATATCTGCAATCGTTAATGAAGGTAACCAACGTCTTGAGATGATGTTGCGAAATATTTCCACTGGTATCAATGAAGCAGTGCTTCAGACGTTCCAGTTGATCCAACAGTTTGGTGATGATGAGGTTTTATTTCGTGCAGTAGAAGATGCATCTGGCACTCTGCACAAAGTAAATGCACGAGATATTGCAGGTCAGTGGGACATCGAACTATCTGCCAACACAGTAAACACAAACAGAATGATTAAGTTGCAGGAGATTCAGCAACAGCTTGAGTTGGCTTTAAGGGCTGGCCCTGAGTATATCGATGTAGCTCCGCTATTGAAAGAGTTCTTTCGTAAGTCAGGATCGAAGCAGACGAATGAGATCGTGCGTAATCAACTTGACACAGTGATGGAACAGGCAACGAAGAATCCAGAGCTTTTAGTAATGTTGAAGCAGAAGGTAGATGAACTAGCCGTGCAGGCTGGAATGACCCCACCTGAAGGACAACCGGGAGCTGAAGGCGCACCCCCTGTACCTCCAGCTCCCCAAGCTTCACCTCAAGGTCAACCCCCAGCGGGTGGGATAGATCTGCAAGGAATCATCCAACAGTTAGGGCCAGTTATACAGCAATTATTTAGCGGTGGTGGTGGTGGGCAACCCCCACAGCAACCGCCACTTCAATAGGAGGATTAGCGTGGGTATACCAGTGATTGTGATGAGGGCAGCAAAGGAAGCGGCAAAGAAAGCCTATGAGGCATACAAGGCAGCGCAAAAGGGCAACGCCCCAAAGATTAAGAAGTTGATGAAGAAGAAGGGCAGTGCGAAGGATGTCAAGCCAGTAAGGGGGGAACTCACTGGTAGGAAAAAGCCAAAGATGACCACGAGGACTAAGGCCGATATTATTCGTGACCAATACGGTAAGGATTCTATAAGCGGTAAGGACATGTCGAAGGCAGACAAAGATCAATCGCAAAGGATGAAGAATTTAATGAAGTCGAAAGCGATGCCGAATAAGTCTACACCGAAAGTACAGAAAGTGTCTAAGAAGGCGAAGGCGAAGAAGAAGAAAAAATAACTATGTTTAAGAAATTCCTTAGAGTACTCAAGCCTTCAGAGGATAAGCGCATTCATCTAGAGAAGCTTGCCAGTGTTATAAACACTCCACATTGGCAGGAAGTACGTGATGAGATGGAGGACTCTTTGATGCGAGAGTACATGAGAATTGAGGAGTGTAAAACATTAGAGGAGTTCATAGCCTGCAAGGCAAATATATCCGCACTTAAGCGGATGGCAGGACTTAATGGACTCGTTGATATTGTCTCAGGTAGACAGTTCAGGGTTCGCCCACCTTATGGGCAGAAAACTAAAGGAGTAAAATAAAATGCCAGATAACAAAACAATCGTAAATCAGGACACGCTTCCTGTTACCCAACCAGATTCGGCAGCTGGTGGGGAGGTAGACACAGATTCAATAGTAAGCGCAGCGGCAGAGATGGGGCACACGTTGCCTATCTCCGATGACATCGCACCAGCAGATTTAGACTGGTCAGAAATGACTCCTCTTCAGGAGTTTGATGATGCAGCACAAGGGTTGGCTCCTCAGCAAGAGGCAGTGCAACAAGCTTCGGTAGCAGATGACGGCTCACTTACTGACAGTATGAGTAAGCGCATTAGCGGTATCAAGGAAAGGTCAGCTAAGGATTTAGCTGAGAAGGATGCACAGATTGCATCACGTGATGATGAGATTAGTAAGCTTAAGGATATGGCGCAGAATTTCAAGAATCTGCAACAGCAGTGGAATCCTGTGCCAGACAATACTGAAGCTATCCAGACTGAACTCGCTGAACTTGATGTGAAGTTGAATGAAGAGGGTGACTTGATGACCTCAGCAGAGGTTGGTCAACAGATGGTTAAGCGTATGCAGTTGGAGAAGGATCTTGAAGCGCAGAGTTCAAATGCTGCTACCAAGAAGCAACTCATCGAACAGCATCAAGTGATGCGTCAACGATCTGACCAGTACGTTAAGGACACTTACGATTTCGTTAGCAACCCTGAGAGTGAATATTACCAAGTCCTTAAAGGGCAGGCATACCCACTTTTAGAACAGTTGATGGGAACGAGCTTCAAAGAGCATCCACACGATATGGTGATGGCAGCGGAGCTTACTAAGATGATGGTTAACTCACAAAAATACGAACAAATGTTAGGTAACACGCCTGCTCCACGTGCAGCACCTGCACCGATGGCTGGCAGTACTCCTCGCACAGCTCCTGCTAATCAACCTGCTCAAGCGCAGAACTTTAGGCAGCAGGTAACGCAGGCACGAGGTGGTGATTTGTCAAACTTCGCAAAGATATTGCAAGGCGCAGGACATTCGTGGAACCCTAACGGTTAAACGGAGATATATTAAATGGCAGCACATGAAACTTATCAGTCAGTAGGTAGACGGGAAGACCTACTGAATATTATTGTAAATATTAGTCCAGTTGAAACTCCCATGCTGAGTGGTTTTAAGAAGTCTAAGGCTTCTAATACCCTGCATGAGTGGCTCACAGATTCTCTTGGCACTGCTGACGCAGGGCGAGTAGCTGAGGGAGCGACCTTCACCGCACCAACTCTGACGGCACGTACCCGATTGGGTAACTACCTTCAGATCAATCGTGAAGGTTTTGAGGTAACGGATACTGTTGACGCAGTAGAGCGTGCCGGGGTGAAAGGTGGCGAGTATGAGTATCAACTCGCTAAAGCTTTGAAGATCATGGCTCGTGCTATGGAAGTAGACATCGTATCCGGTGTATCTGCATCTGGTGCGTCCGGTGGTACTGCTCGAACTACTCGTGGCGTACTGTCCTTCATTGCCAGTAACGTAGAAACTGGTTCTGCAACTGGTACACAGGCTCTTACGGAGACTTTGTACAATAACAACTTGCAGACTATCTTTGACAGTGGTGGAAATCCAGACACCACGTATGCGAATGGTTTCCAGAAACGACAGATCTCTGCGTTTACTGCAAGCCAAACTCGTAATATTGAAGCATCCAGCAAGAAGCTGATTGCATCAGTCGATGTCTACGAAAGTGATTTCGGTATGCAGCGTATCATTCTTGATCGCTACATGGACACTGACAAGATCGTTCAGTTGCAGAAAGATATGTGGGGCATCGTGACATTGCGTCCGGTCAAACATACTCCGATTGCGAAGGTTGGATCTTCAAGACGTGGAATGGTGGAAGCTGAGTGGGGCGTTGTCTCTCTCAACGAAGCTGCTTCAGGTAAGGTTACGGAACTTACTACTTCGTAAACAAAGGTGATTGGGGGCTTCGGCCCCCTTTCATTATCACTTAAACTATGGCTGACTTAAGATTAAACCCAACATACAACAGGCATCAAGTTAACGAAGCGTTCCAGCAGGTAGTCCGTGACAGGCCGGGGCTGGCTAAAGCTTTTGGTAGCTCACCTGTGGACATTAGACTTGGTCACCCAAAGGGTAAAGGATTTGCGGAAACATTTCTGCCGGGAGAGATAGGGCCGCCTAACAAGCCTGCACCGGGGAACCCAGATCAGTTACGCATAGAGTTACGGCAGGCACGTGGTCAGGGCGTGGGCGAATTAAAGAATACTTTAGTAGGAGAACTTCTTCATCAAATGGGTGGAGCTGACATAAAAGGGCAGCCATTCAATGAAGAGTTTCTTAAGCTTAAGAATGAATTGATAGATAGGATGACTCCAGAGCAGATTGAGGAACAGTTGTTCTTCTACAAGAGAGACAAGGCAAATGGTCTTAGTGGTACTAATTTTGAATCATTTGAGAACGCATTACGCACATCATACGGTGACGCATTCATACGAGGTGACCTGATACCCAGTGGTCTAACTCACCCAGAAGAGAGAGCTAGGTATGAGAGAAGAGATGGTACTGGTCAGTTTAACCCAGAGCAAATTGAAACGCTAGACAAGATAAGAGGACTGGTAAACGGTGACGTAGAATATACAGAAAAG